TTTCTTGTATTCTTGTTTTGTGCTATCTTGGTATGGTGCTTGCCTATAGCTGTGATCAGAGAATGGAAGAAAACTGATACCACTCAAGCTATCAAAATTTGAGTAGCACCAGTTTCCAACCTCAACCCATTCATGCTCTTTGACACTTACCGTAACAGAAGGTTTATGTTCGCACCAATGGTCACTAAAGCGTTTCCATACGTGCAGTTGTTCCAGAGCCTTCATATCAGTCCGACAGATTGCAGCATCAGGTGATTTGAAAGGAAAGGAAAAAACCACCGTATTGCTAGGATTGTTGAAGTCTGGTTCATTTGGAATGTTCTGATTCATTAGAAATTGAGTTAGAGAATCCTTCACATCCCCACGCACAGTTCTTACATAATACGGTGCGTGTCGAGCATGAATACCACTGGCAGAGTCAGTTAGCTGGCTAACAGTACCAGATGGCTTAACACAAGTTGTAGCTGTTGACTGAGGAATGCCAAGGAGATCAGCCCACTTCTTGTTAGTAGCTATAACTGTATCTTTTAACAGCTTTAGCGTCTTGTCGGAATCAGATCTATGTAAGACAGCACAGTCCATGATTCCCGTCAAAGACACGCCAAGCAACCGTTCCTCTTCGGTGTTACTACGCCAGCGTGTTCTAAGATATTTAAAGTCTGTAAGTGTAGCTTGTAATGTTCCAAGTATAGAAGCAAGCTCTGCTTTTCTTTGCAGTATCTTTACTGTATCACTTGATCTGCATACAACCTCAGACAGATTACAAAATTGATTAGGTCGCAATATGATCTCACTGCACGGATTAGTTCCGAAGTCACCGTGTTCTTGTCTACGACCATTGCTTGTTGCTTTAGCATTTGCAGCTACTCTATTAAAGATGCCACGTTCTCCAGACTTGCTCTCATATAACGCAAGCCACTCTTTCATAAACGAGGACGGATTAGGAGTTTCTGTATATGCAACTGAGTTATTTGCCAAAGCCCTATGAGGGTACATATGCCACCAATCACCAGACTTAGCAGAACGCATACGATCATCAGTAAGATTACTGAGAGACAAAAGAGCGGAACGCCTAACACCTCCAACAACCACCACTTCACCTGTTTTGCATACGATATCGTGACACTCAATAGACGAGAGTTTTCTTCCTTGTGCATTCTTGAACACTCCTGTAGTAAACTCAAACAAGTCTTGTAGCGGTTGAGGACCAGAGGCACGACCACCAAAGGTCTTCAAGCGTTCTCCTGCAGGTCTGATCTTAGAGAAGTCCAGCTTTGGTACTCTGTTACTGTAGAGATAACCAATCAAATCTTTAAAGCTTCTTGCCCAACCTTCCTTGGAGTCAGCTACACTAATAACATCTTCTGTGTCTTCGAATGGTTGATCAGGTATTGTAGGTAAGTTGTTAATGTACTGTCTTTCTACAGAGAAACCTACTCCTGTACCATTCATAAGTATGTATAACACTTCATCAAAAGACTTTGGATTATCTATAGGTATGTAGGAGCAGTTGTATCCTGCAATGTTCTCTCTCTTTAAAGCTGGACCAGCAGTCATAAGAGATCGCATAGATGGCATAACTTGTAACTCTAGTATAGCTTGCTTGACTTGCTTGATAGTGTCGTTCTTTGACAAGTCTACATCTGTGGTATACTTTACGTGATCAACCATAAAGTTAAAGAACCTAGAGACTGTCTCGTTCCATGTCTCTCTTCGGTTTTCTTCATCAATCCAACGAGCATAACGGCTCTTGTGTATAAACTTTTGATAATCTGTAGGTAGCTCACTCATCAATCTTTCCTTCTAACTTCTTTAAGTACCATAGCCCTTTCGCTATATCTTGTTTAGGGTGTCCTTTGTGTTTGTATCTAATGATGTACTTCAAAGCGTTGCCTTTAAGATAGCCTTGAAACTCGTCTTTAGTCATTGACATTTCTATCAGATCGATAGCTTCTATGTCAAGCATATTATAGTGTGATGGACTATTAACTGGATCTTCACTCATCTTTGTCTCCATCTTCAAAAGAGAATGTTATCTGTGTAGTGTCTTCTTCTTTCTTTCTGTAGCTATCTAAATTTATAACGTTGTCTCCTACACTTCTCTTGTCTCGTTCTATGCCTTGATGACCAAGATCAAGTAAGCCTTCTACATCGTTGCTAAGAATGTCTGTAAGACCTCTGCCTATAACTTGACAAACATTAGGTTCTTTTTGTGGATTATCTGGAGTTGTATCAAGACAGAACATAGAGAACGTTGTAGGGTCTTCTTCGTTAAGTTCAAGCACAAGGTACACTCTATTGTCCTTGAGTAGCTTACGTTCTTCTTGAAGTATCTCGTTTAATTCGTTTTCATCCATTTCTTTGGTATCTCTCCTTCAGCATACTTGAATCCGTGTTTGTCACACCAATCAGCATACGTTGTTTTTGAACCTCTGTAAAGCTTTTCTTTGCATCTTTGAAAAATAAATCGAATGTCAAGATCAGGATGTTGTTCCTTGATACGTATATGCTTTGCCCTATCATCCATAGTTAAACGTCCCTTAGTTTCTATTATAATGTCGTAATCTACTAAGTAGAAGTCAGGGTTGTAAGTACGTTCTTTAGGTATATACTTTATCTTCTTTGTTTCGTACTCGTATCTAATCTTGTTGTCTTTGAGAAACCTTGCAAAGTTAGTCTCAAAGTTTGATCTAAAGCGTTTCATGTTGTTCCTTAGATTTTTTGTAAGCTTGATAGTGATACAGACCTACAGCCATAACCTCGTCTGGAGTTGCGTTCTGCATTATCATGTTAGCTTTATTACAAACCCACTGCACATTTGTTTTTAAATATCCTAGTTCATTGTCTATTCGATCAATGCTTGGTGAATTATCTTTGGGTCCAGAACCTTCGCCCAATTTAAATAAAATCCCAAGAATAGGACATCTTTTATCAGCAGGAAAAATACTTTTTAAATATTCAGCATCCATGTACAAACTTTCATCTACATCTGGATCTTTAGGTATCCTCTTAAAACAAGAAGAAACTTTGTTACTAAAAAAATAATCGTGATCCATATCTTTTACTTTAGGTTCTATTACTTCTTTAAAATACTTTTTTTTATATTGTTTGAGTTGTTTTTTATCTTTATAAGGCATACTTAAAGTCCTTCCAATTTGATGGGGCTGTAGCGTGTGTGAAATCTTGATAACGTAAAAGCTACATGCTTGTACACTTCAACAGAGTGTTCTTTTATTCTATCTATGGAGAAGTCATCGTGATCTAACGACTCTCTACAGAGGACACCATACACTCTTTCATGGTTTCCACCTAGAACCTTTATAATCTTATCATACGAGTTCGTAAACTCATTCTTAAAAGCATCTAACTCTGAGTCCTTCCAAAAAGACTCTGGAGATGTTCCACCGTGTTTCTTTATAACAAGCGGTAAAGCATTAGCCATGTCTCTGAACCTGTGATTAACATCAGGATCACCTATCTGCTTGCGATGATCAGCATACACAAATAACACGTTCTTGTTGTCAGCTATGTCAGCGTCACTTAGCTTATAGATAGATATAAGAGGCATTACTCACCTTCTTTACAAGGTCTAGCGGTCATAGGCATACCTACCTTACCGTACTTGTCCACCTGTTTAAAGTATATTTTCTGTCCTACTTTCTTATCACCTTCTGGACCAAAAGCATACGCACACTTATCAGGTGCAGGGTAGCAATCTACAGGCGTTGTGTGTATAACGTGACATCCTATCCACACATATCCTCCATCATTCTGTCCAGCGTGATTCCAGCCAGCAGAACAACCTGTTAACAATACTAATGCAACAACACTACAAATCTTCGTCATGTTCATCTCCTTCTGCATCAAGTTCAAGATCACGTTCTCTCATGCGACCATCTTCAAAGTCGTAATACAACTTAGCACACAGTCCTGTAAGACCAGAGAACCTGTTTTTGATTACTCTAACGTAAGTTGTATGTCTTTCTATAATATCGTCTGCTTGACCGTTACGTTCTAAGCCAATCACTATGTCACTTAGTTGCCCTATACTTGCAGAGCCTCTAAGATCAGATAATGATGTGTTGAGTCCTTCCTCATGTGATCCGCTAGATGGTCTACGTAGGTGTGACACAGTTATAAGACATATATCAAGCTCTTGCACAAGAGTTCTAAGTTTAGTCATACACTCATCTATTGTTCTACGCTCATCAAAGCTGTGTTCCTGTGAGCTTACAAGAATACTGATATGATCTAAGACTATATATTTACACTTCACAGCTTTAGCAAAGTAACGAATACGAGCCAGTATGTTGTCGATGCTGTTAGAGCCAAAGTGATCAAAGAAGTAGTAACGACCAGACCCCACAGTGTCTTTATAGGCTTTCTCGTACTCTTCATCAGTAAACTTAGTGTTTGGTAGGTGTAACTGCTTGCCTAGCTCAAGGCTCATCATGGCTTCGGCTGTGTTACGCACACTTTCTTCCATGAACATCATACCAATGTTATCTTCTGTGTTCTTGTAGATGTGTTCTATGATTTCTCTAAGAAAGCTACTCTTACCTATACCTGTACCAGCGCAGACTGTAATTAACTCACCCATACGAATACCAAAGGTCATTTTGTCCATACCTTTGTATGGGTAATTAACTGCAGTCTTTGCTGGACCTTCTTTTAATTTATCCCACAAGTCTACACCTGCAATGATACCGTCTGGTGTGTATCTTTCTGCAGACCACCAACAGTTCATAAACTCATCAATCTTGTTGAGCATCAGATAGTCGTTAGCATCTTTTAGCTTGAGCTTCATCACTTTAGCTTTAGGTGCTAATAGCTCTGCTACCTTCTTGGAAGCGGCTTTACCAACTTTGTCACTATCAAAACATATCACTATGTTATCAAAGCCCATGAGAAACTCAAAAGACTTCTCTATATCTTTTATTGCACTGCCTGCACCATTCTTAATAGAGACAACAGGCCATT